CTTTTTCAGGATTTATGTATATGCAACTTGGTAGAGGTGGTCGTTGGGATAGTGATAGTTCAGATTCGGAAGGCAATGTTAGACCAATGGTTACTTGTGATTTTGTGGGAAAAGACCATTCAAACTATGCAAGGTCAGTACATGGTGGTTTTTATTATGATGATGCATCTGGTAACACAATGAATGGTTTTAAATTAACATTTGGTGGTGGTGGTGCTAATAAAGTTTGTTTAACAGTTTATGGAGTTGTAAGGAGTTAATATGGCTAAAGACTTAATAACAGATGCTAGTGGAAATACAACAGAACAAGATGAGTCTGTTGAGTCAGCTAATGCAAGAGCAGAAAGACAGACTGCTAATGAAGCAAAAAGATATGCTACATATAGAACAGCAGGTTATTTAGATGAAGACACAAATCAGAACACTAAAACTGTTTATGGAAGATTAGGAGAGCAACTTGATATGCTCTTTAAAGATATAGAAGCAGGAAAATTTGGAGATACTGCTAAAACAGGCTCATGGTATACACATATTAAATCAGTTAAAGACAACAACCCCAAAGGCTAGGAGAAATTAAATGGGATTAGAAACAGGAACATATATATCGGACTTAAATAGTTCAAACCCAGTAGCTGGTGATCCAGTTAATGAGGGTGATGACCATATAAGACTAGTAAAATCTACAGTCAAAGCAACCTTTCCAAGTATTACTGGAGCAGTTACTTCAACGCACACAGAATTAAATTTACTAGATGGCGTTACAGCAAATACAACAGAATTAAATTATGTAGATATAACTACCCTCGGCACAGCAGAAGCATCTAAAGCAGTAACAGTCGATGCTAGTAAAGATTCAACAGGTATTAGAAACTTAACTATATCAGGCACATTAACCATAGGCTCTAACACAGCAACAACTTTACAAGCTGTATATCCTGTAGGTTCTATTTATATAAATGCAGCAGTAGCTACTAATCCTGGAACATTATTAGGTTTTGGTACTTGGGCAGCTTTTGGAGCTGGTCGAGTTATAGTAGGTTTAAACGCAGCAGATAGTGATTTTGATACAGCACAAGAAACTGGTGGTGCTAAAACTCATACACTATCTGTATCTGAAATACCATCACATACCCATACATCTACTTTAAGAGGTAATGGTGAAGATGAAAATCAAAACATACCATCAGCATCTGATAATACAGACCCTTCATTAACAATGACAACAGATGCAACAGGTGGTGGACAAGCACACAATAACTTGCAACCATACATCGTTGCATACATGTGGAGAAGAACTGCGTAATGGCAACCTTTCAAGTATTAAATCCGAAAGGAATGATTAAAGATACTAATAATACTGTATTGCCTAATGAGTATTTCTCACATACACAAAATGCTAGATTTGAAGATAACGCAGCTAAAAAAGTATTAGGTCAAGACCAAGTATTTGGAACACCTACAGTAGCTCCTTATTTTGCTTTAAATTGGTCTACAGGTGCTAATAACTATTGGTTCTATGCTGGATCAGCTAAAATTTATAGATGGAATGGTTCTAGCCATGAAGATTTTACAAGGACATCAGGTGGAGATTATTCTACTAACTTAACTGCTTCAGGCAACTGGACTGGTTCTGTATTTAATGGACTAGCTATTTTAAACAATGGAGTAGATGATCCACAATGTTTAGCTACAACAGGTGCTAGTAAGTTTACTGATTTAACCAACTGGCCATCAAATACAACTTGTAAAGTAATAAGACCTTTTGGTAATTACTTAATAGCTTTAAACATGACTGAATCTTCTACAAATCTACCCAACAAGGTTAGATGGGGAGATGCAGCAGAAAACCTTACGCTACCTAGTTCTTGGACAGCATCTAGTACAAACGATGCAGGTTCAGCAACAGTAGGCGATGCAGGTGAATTTATTGTAGATGGGTTTCCACTTAAACAATCTTTTATAATATATAAGGAAAACACTACATACATTATGACTTTTACTGGTGGTAATCTAGTATTTGACATCAAGAAACTATTTGATGACTCAGGTGTTTTATCAAGAAACTGTGTAGCAGAATTTAATGGTAAACACTTTGTAGTAACTAATGGTGATCTTATTGTCCATAATGGTGTATCTAAAGAATCTGTTGCTAGTACAGTTGTTAAAAGAACTTTATTTGAAGAAATAGATAGCACTAATTATGCAAACATATTTGTAACACATAATAAACAAAAGAATGAAATATGGGTATCTTACCCAACAGTAGGTTCTACTTATTGTAACAAAGCCTTAATATGGAACTATAATACAAACTCATTTAGTTTTAGGGAATTGCCTGATATTTTACATATAGCATTAGGTATAGTAAATCCTGGCGTATCAGCAGTTGTATGGTCAGATCAATCACAAAGTTGGGAAGCCTACAGCACTACTGAGAACTGGGGGCAAAGAAACTATAATCCTACAGAAACCAGTATTTTAATGTCTAGCACAGGAGATACTAAGCTGTATAGAGGAGATAATGGGTTTGATTTTGCTGGGGATAACTTTACTATGATCTTAGAGAGAAAAGGATTAACCCTCGATGGTAATACTAATACTGTAAAACAAGTAAGAAAAATTACCCCAAGGTTTTCTAGCACAGGTTCTGCTGAAGTATTTGTAGGAAGTTCTATGACCCCTGATGGTACATACACATACAAAACACAACAAACCATAAACCCTGACACACAGAATAAAGTAGATGCTAGAGCCACAGGTAAATATATAGCTATTAAGTTTCAAAACACAACAGCTACAACTTTTGAATTAAACGGATATGATATAGAATATGAGGTAATAGGAGAACGCTAAATGTCCCAAGCACCTAAATATACGCCTAATCCAGTACCTGATAATCCTGAAGATTTACCACAATATTTGTTACAAGAATTTCAAAAAATACAAGCAGCATTAGAAGAAAACCCTACAACATTTATAGAGGTTAAAAATGTAGCTCCAAGCAGAATAAAGCAAGGAGATATAGTGTATGCAGATGGCACAAACTTTAATCCAGGAAGTGGCGAAGGAGTTTATTTTAGAAATGCAGCAGGGAGTTGGGTAAAATTATGAGTTTATATATATCAGGAATACCATCAGATAGAATCAATGAGGTTTGGGAAGACTGCGAACCTTATATAGAAATGGGTAATGGTAAAAGTAGAGATGAAATGTCTGTTGAAGATATCTACAAAAGATTATCAGAAGCTCGTATGCAACTTTGGTTAGTTTTTAATGAAGATAGAGAAATAATATCAGTTTTAACTACAGAGATCATAGACTACCCAAGAAAAACTGTATGTAGAATAGTTACTTTAGGAGGTAAAGATTTAGACATATGGGTACAAGATTGGTTAGAAACCATAGAAGCATGGGCATTAGAGAATGACTGTGTCGCTATGGAAACAGTTTGTCGCAAAGGATTTATAAAGAAACTAGAGAGATTTGGGTATGAAAACGCATACACAGTTCTCGTAAAAGAACTCACAACAATACATTAGAGGTACATTATGAGTAAAGGAAGTGGGTCGCAAACCCAAACAACAAAATCAGAGCCATGGGAAGGACAAGCTCCTTATCTAAGGGATATTTTCCAACAAGCTCAGAATATGACACCACAGCAGTTTTATCCTGACCAAACTTATGCTAACCCTGATGATATATTATTAAGATCAGAGCAACTTGCAGAACAATCAGCTTTAGGACCACAAACTTCTATTGCTAATGCTTTAGTACCAGGTTTTACAAGTCTGATGACAGACCCTTCTGCTAGATTTGCTGATCCAATGTTTCAAGAAGCATTGAGAGCAGGAACAAGACCAATGGAGGAAAGTGCTTCAAGACTACTTCAACAAGCTCGTAGAGGTGCTACACAAGCAGGACAACTTGGTGGAAGCAGACAAGGTATATTAGAATCTGAAGTTATAAAAGATTTATTAACCAAACAATCAGATGTTGCATCTAAGTTATATGGTGATGTATATGGTGATGCTCTAAAATCACAAGCTGTTGCTATGCAAAACATACCTACAATTATGAGTGGTTTACAAGCACCAGCAAGAGGTTTACAAGACATAGGAAATATAAGAACAGCAAGGGCACAATTACCTATAGATGAAGCTATGCAAAGGTACAGTTTTAATCAAAATGCAAATTTAGCTAACTTACAAAACTATTCTAATTTAATAGGAAGTCCTATAGCTGGAACTACTACTCAAACTGCTCCTGGAGCAAAAAGTGGTGGTTTACAAGGAGCATTAGGTGGTGCAGCAGCAGGTTCTGCTTTTGGCCCTTATGGTGCACTTATAGGTGGAGCTTTAGGACTATTTTCATGATAAATTTTAAATTAATAGGAGATGTAAATGTTTGATTTTTTTAGTGGATTGAGTGGAGGGTTAACTTCTATACTTCCAACTTTTGCTGGTCTTACTCAAGGAGCAGGTAATTTATTTAGTGGTTTTCTTGGAGATAGCCCTATGGAAAAACCTAAAACTCCTATGATGATGCCTAACATACAACAACCAGGTGGTAATTTTCTTTTAGATAATATGACTCCTGAAGTAGCTGGAGTATTTCAAGGAATGGGTGTTAATGTTGATCCTTCAAGTATAGGATCTTCTTTGCAACCAACAAAAAAAGATGAATTTAATCCTGAAATGTTAAAAGCATTAGGTCAATCAGGTTTATTGCAACAACAACAAGCACCTCAGTTTAGCCCAATGTCTTTGCCTACTTATGAAAATAGACAACAGATACAACCAGTAGATTTACAACAATATTATAGAAACTTAATGTCTAGCAGACAGGGGATATTATAATGGCAACAGAATACAAAAGCCCATTAGGGTTACTAGATTACATAGTACCTGATAGACTTGAACAAGATGTTATATCAGCTTTTGCAAGACCTTTAAGAGAAGGAGAAACAGCACCTGATTATGGTAATTTTACACCAAACATTGATCCTAATAATCCACAAGGATTAAGCAATATAGAAACTCTTTTGGGTTATGCAGTAGCTCCACAAAATTTTAAAACACCTACAAATAGACAAATGATTGATGCTTCTATTCTTAGAGCAGGTTTAGAATTAATGAAACCTAATCAACCTGGAGAAAATACTGCTTCAGCACTTTTAAGAGCATTGGATCAAGCAGGACAACCAGCTAAAACATTAGCAGATTATCGTGCAGCACAAGCAACAGCTAATAGATCAGGAGCTTTAGGGCAATCTGCAATTATTACTAATATAAAAGATGATATTGAAAAAGGTATAAATCAAGTTGATACAATCACAGGTGTACGAGATATTTCTAAACAATATCCTATTTTTTATAATAATTTAGTTACAAATGCTATAGAAAAATATACATCTACTGGAGATTATGCTTCAGCTAATGCTTACTCTACAAAAATATTTAATGAGTTATATACAAATATTGAAGTAAAAGATGGAAAATTATCTTTTAAAGATTTAGATATAGCTAGTCCTGAAATGATAGATTTAATTAGCAAAGCTAATAAAGCCAATGCAGTACCTGGTAAAGGAAATACTTCTGTTAAACAAAAAGAGTTAGAGTAATGTCAGATATTGGAAGAAAAAGTAAAGGTGGTAAATTTTATGCACTAAGTGCAGAATCTCAATCTTTTCATAATATATTAAATGACTTTGAAGAATTAGGAATTGATAGTCCTAAGAATCAAGAAGAAAAAAAATTATATAAAGATTTAAGAAATCAATACTTAATAGAAAATAATATAGACAGACAAGAATATGATAATGCTGTTAAACAATATTATGAGCTTACCGAAAAAGGCGAAGATTTAAGATTTGGTGATGAAGGATTATTAGGATTTAACACAAGAACTTTAAGCAGAACTGCTGGAGAAATTGGTTTAGGAATAATAGATTTAGGTTTAATAGGATTAGAAACATTATTACCTGAAAATATGCAAAAATCTTTATATAATTTAGATAAACAAGTTTTTGATAAATTACCAGTAAGTTTTAAACAAAATATAGGTTCTTTTTTAGATCCTTATCATGGAGAAGGAATAACAACAACAGGTGGAGATTTATCATCTGCTGATGCTGAATACATGGTAGGTAAAATAGTTAGTTATTTACTTGGTGGGAAAGGAGTTAAAGAAGTTATTGGAGGTGGTTTTAGAGCAATAAATCCTAAACAAAAATTTGATATATTAAATTTAAATAAAACTACAAAGTTTATGAAAGATGGCTTATATATAGATACTGCTGCATCTTTTATAGATGATCCTGATGAAAATATGGTTAATATTATATATGATTCATTTCCTGAAACTAGACCAGCTTTAGAAAAACTATATGTAGAACCTAACGATACATCTGCACAAGCATATATGAACGCATGGTTAAATAATTTAGCAGTAGGAACTCCTTCTGCTGTTACATTAGCAGCTAATTTTAAAGCTGTTGGAATGACATGGGCTAATGTTTCTGAGGGAGCATCAAAATTTAAAAACTCAAAACCAGTACAAACTGTTTTAGATGTAACAAAAATTAACCCAGCTTTAGAAAAAGCAAGTCAAATCAAAGGAAAGTATTTTTCTGCTTATAGAGGAATAGAAGATGATGAATTAAGAAATGCTTTAATTAAAGCAGACAAACAGCAAGAAGCAACTTTAAAAGAAATAAAAATACAAAACAATGAATTTGATGCTATATCTAAAAAAGAATTAAAAGGTAATAAACTTTTTGATCCTAGCACAAAAGAAGGCACTAAAAATTTAGATGATTTATTTAACAATATAAATGACCCTGCTTATGCTAAAAGGCTTACTGAATTAGAAAAAATAGCACCACAAACTACTGAAAGATTATTA